CTTCTGAAATGGCCGACGTAATTCGGCGTCAAGACAATGCAGCTGCACGTACCCAGTATCCGATCGGAGAACATTTGGCGGATTCAGTGCTATGCGGCTGTCATTTCCACGGCAATCGAGGAGCGGGCCGGCCTCACAGCGACCATCGTCGAATAACACGCAACCATAACCAACATTACAAGGAAGAGAGAGTAAAAACACTAATGGGCGTCTACCTAGTATGGGAATCGTCGCAGAAAGGCGATTACCGGGTCTATTCGAATCTTGAGCAAGCCGCAATGCGGGCAGAAGAGTTGAGCGGCACGGTCTATGAAATCATGCCGGCCGGTGATGCAAGGCTATTCTTCATTGAAGATATTGCGAGCGGAGACATTGAGGTTCACCGTGACGTCAGGCTCGCCGCTATCGCCGCAATTCAGGAGGGGGAGAAATTTGAATTTGAGCCCGGCCGCCGCAACAGCGGTCAGTAATGTTTTCGCCCCAACCGAACGTGACAAACAAACGCGCATCGGCGTGAGTGAAGTCGGGGACGATTGCGAGCGATGCATTGCCGATAAGCTTCTCGGAATCCCGCACGATACGGAGAATACGGGCACACCGTTGGCACCATTTCTTGGTACCGCGTTTCACGCTTTCGCGGAATCGCGCACGAAGAATGAGCCGAATGTTCTAGTGGAGCAGAGAGTAGAGGTATGCGATCTTGAAGACTATGGGCGTATTTCTGGGAGCGTGGATCGTTTCGATATTGCGGCGGCGACGGTACTAGACTGGAAGCTGCTCTCGCGGAAAAAGATTTCTGCGTTCAGGAAGAGCGTTAAATGGGAAGATGGAATGCCGAAGTTCGCCGATACGGCGGCGGGGAGTCAATTTCGTAAATACTATATTCAAATCATGCTTTACGGGTACGGTCTCTCAAAGGTTGGACATGAGGTAGCTCACTGTTCTATTATTGCCCTTCCAAGGGACTGCAGCGTGGAGGTCATACCTGACAGTATTTGTGAGTTCTCTTTCCCGTGGCGGCAGGACGTGGCGCTCGCAGCTATAAGGAGACTCCAAAACATTTGGGAGAGAGCAAGGTCACATGACGGTAGGGTTGACAGTCTTCAGTCGTCCCCTCTATGTTGGTACTGCTCGCACGAGCGCCACACAGAAGCATTCAAAAACTACAATATCAACGGTTAGGAGGTGAAACATACTATGACTTTCGAGGAAACTCTTGCCCGTCTCGGAATGACGATCGTGAACCCGGAACAGAATAGCCACTTCAATATGCTTATTCATGGTGTGAGTGGCGTCGGCAAAACATCGCTCGCAGCCACGGCATCACAGGTGGACGACATGTCGCCCGTCCTGTACGTTGATTTCGAATCCGGCACACTCCCCGTACGGGATTGGGGGAACCTGCAAAACATTACTGTCGTGCATTGCGACAAGTGGGTTGATTGCGCCAATCTTTGCGACAATATTGCACGCAATCTTGCAGAATTCCCCTACAAGACTGTCGTGTTCGACACGTTGGACAAGTGTCAGGAGCTCATTCTGACCCACTATGAGATCGTGTCGAATGATACGTGGACGAAATGGCGGGCGGTATACGACTCTCTGTTGAAGGCGATCAGCGTATTCCTGGACGCCACCGACATTTCATTCATTGCCATCACGCATTCCGCGCGCGAAAGTAATGAAGTCACTGGGGAAACGTTCATCGCTCCGTCTTTCGAGGGGCAGAAATCTGGGCAGCGCATCCCCGCCTTGTTCAATTTCGTCGGCTACATGGAATGGGCGAACGTAGACAATGGTGATGGGGAAGAAATCACCGTGCCAGTACTATACACTCGCAAACCGAACGTTGTGACAAAGCAACAGACGCGCGGGTTCCCGCCAGCAATGGGGAACCCAAGCATGACCAAGATTCACAACTACATCACTACCCACTAACCAAAAATATAGGAAGAGAGAAAACTACTATGGCTAAGATTACTGTTACCGCTGACCGTGGCGTCTCCGCTGAGACTCTCGCTATCGCCGCCGACGCTATCAGGGAAGCACTCCGCAGCAAGCCTGACACTAGTGAGAACTGACCCACCGCAATTCTCTTACCACCATCTCACAGGAGAACAATAATTATGGCAACTGGCTTCAACTTCGGAACCGACCTCTCATCACTGGAAGTCGCTACCGGTGGCGGCAATTTCGAGCCGCCCAGGCCCGGAAAGCACTCAGCTTTCATCACCAAGGCCGAAATGACCACGTCCAAGAATGGCAGGCCGATGCTTGTCACCGATTGGATGATCGACGGAGACGACGATGACGCCGGAAAGGCCCTCACCGACCGCACCGTTTTCACTATCAACAAGAATGGGAAGACTTTCATCCATTTCAACATTCCGAAGTATTTCAGTGCGGCAGGTTTGTGGCCGGCCGATGCTAGGGAGAGGGCCGATCTTCTCTCGCCACAGAAGATTGATTCGACCGTGAAGCGGGTGTGCGAGAACCTTGAAGGCGCCCACGCAACGCTGGTGACGCGAATGAGCAAGCCCAGGCCTCGTCTTGACGATTATGGCCGTCCCACATACGAGCAGGATGAGAACGGGATCACGATTCTCGGTGAGGATGGCGCACCGAAGCCCGCTTTCTGGCCTCCGAGAGCGGAGATTTCTTCCATTGATTTCGAGGTCAAAAAGAATACTGCGACCGCATCGCCGGTAGTTTTCTGACACACATGGTCGCATGATTTGAATAGCGGGGGCAACAATACCGTTGCCCCCGCTATTCAACCAAATAAGAGAAGAGAAAAAACACGAATGATGCAACCTTCATACAAACTGTACAGACTAGCCGCTAACAGGCTGGACCGGCTTCAAACAAGCGTCCCCAGCGGGGAGTTCCTTTTTCCTTCCGTGGACGCTGCCCTGGAATGGTGCTTCACCTATTTAGAGGTTCCCGAGGACAAGAAATGGCGTTTCGTGCGCCCAGACATTACCAGGCCAATCGCCCCATGCAACCTTGACGTGGCATTGGATCATACGCCGGATATGCCGTATTTGCGTTACCATCGCAAAGCAAATGAGACGCTCATGCCGAGCCGCTCCTACAACGATATTCGCCTCAATATTTGGGCGTGGCGAGAGAAGAACGGTGTAGATAATTTTGAGTTCGACGGCATGATGTCAGCTATCGAATGGTGCTACAACGAATTCAATCCATCGGTTGTGTTCGAATGGGAGTTCGCGACCGAGAATGGGGTATTTCGCCCCGGCGAAATCTCTATCATACGCACCAAGACAAGAAAGAAAGGCCGCAACCGCCGCATCCTTCACCCGGTCAAGCCAGTAAACAAAGACTTGACCGGTGTCGAGCCGGAAATGGTAGGACGCCGCTTCCGACAGTGGAAAGTTACGTCTCCTGAGTACAGGTTCATGAGTGATCATCATAAGTATTTTCATATGCGTTGTGTGAATTGCGGGGAAAAAAGGTGGATTCGCATCTCGCGCTTCAGCGGCGGCGAACCCGTGAATTGCCCGTGCACCAGCTCATCGCTGCGCATGTACAAGGAACTACCGAAATGGCTCACCCCCTCACTTATGCGACGCATTTACGACCTGAAAAGATACATTCCGAAAGAGGACTTCCATTTCGATTCCCCGCAGGATTGTGCAATATGGTGTTACAAGAATCTGCCTTTCCCGGACGACCCGAATACGCCGTGGACTCTAAAAAAGGGTCGAGGCAAGCCGATGACGCCGGACACGCTATGGCTCAAGGTAGACGGAGTGCGTTCGGACGTAGTGAAAAATATTGCTACCGTGAACAAGTCGCGGCGAAGCCTGCAAAATAAGAGGAAGGGAGGAAAGGCGTGATGCGGCGGGTGATGGCAGTCGACCCTGGCAAATCAACGGGAATCGTCGTCGGAGACTTCCACGACGACCGCGAATTCTCAATCATTCATGTCCAGCAATTCAAGTATGAACATTGGACGGCCAGCGTCTACGACATTCTGGCCACACGAAACGAATTCGCCCCAGATACTGTCGTATGCGAACAGTTCGATCTTCGACCGGGCAACAATTTTCTCGCAGACCTCACCCCAGTGAAAATCAACTCCGTACTGGAATGGGAGATCGGCGATATTATCTGGCAGACGCCCGCAATGGCAAAAACAACCATGCCCGACAATGTTCTGAAGTCTCTCGATTTTTGGCCCACGGGAACCGACGTAGGTCAGCCCGACGCGGACGACGCACGTGACGCGGGGCGCCATCTCTTCCTGTGGGCGGTTACTAAACGTCACGATGAGGCCGTGATCGCCCGCATCGTCGGAGACGACGTGGAACGACGGTGAATGTTTCACGTGAAACACGAGGGCGTGTGTTTCACGTGAAACATTACTGCCCCCCTACCGGACAATCGGCGGGGGGGCAGTAATGTTCTATAAATGGCGGAGGTCAGGCAACCTTGTCCTCAGTAGCCTCACCCTCACCGGCAGCGTGACGGCCAGCGGCCGCGCCAGGGCGAGTGTGATACGTAGCCAGCGCCAGAGTCAGAGCACCAACAATCTGGGTGACAGCGTCAGCGTACTGAGACGCCTGATCCGCGGAAATAATATTGAAAGCTGCAAAAACACCGAGAATGGCGGTGAGCAGAGCATAAAGCGCCTTGCGGACCTCGGGAGTAAACATATTTATGAATCACCTCATGGAATCCGGAATTTGAGGCTCGGTAGGAATTGAGTCCTCTTTATCAGATGGTATCAGAATTTTCAGGGACCGGCCCCAATCGAGAACAGTGTGCGCGAAAGAGACGGCCTCCCACCATTTCACTTCCGCCCGCCGGCGGCCGTCCTCTGCCAGGTCCGCAGCTCTTTCGGCGGCCGCAAGACTGGCCTCCAGGGCAGTCACTCTCTCGGAAAGAGATCGGACGGTAATGTCCAGGATTGAGATTTGTTCCTGGTCTCTCGCGTTTTTGCGTTGCGTTATGTTCGAGAAAATTGTGCCGGTAAGGGCGGCTAGAGCGACTAGGGTGGCGTCGGAGAGGACATCGTTCAGGAAATTGAGCATCGTATATCTAATGTCCTCTTTGTTGTATTGTTTTCGCAGGGTTGCTAACGCATATTATATAACATTCCCCGCCTAGCAACGATAATGTCAGGCGGGGAATGTTATGTTTTAGTTACTTTCTATGGAATCCCGGGTGATAGCCGACAGTCCGCATGAACCGGACAGTGCGCACGCTAGCCCAAAGAATGATCGCACCAACACACCACAGAGAATCGCGAGTCACGTTCACGGTGCCGTTGGTGAAATCATCGTACACCATGAACGCCGTGTTCGCTGTCACCATGACGGCCGCAAAAATAGTAGCAACATAAAGCGACTTAGTCACCCTAATTTTCACTTTCATTAGATGGATTGTATACCATCGCCCCCACGTCGACTCCTAGAGCCGCTAAGGGAGGAGTGCAGGAAAACGTGAGGGCGATAGTATTCTCTTGTTGCACCGTCGGAACGCGTAGGAAAATATTTGTGTATTAACCTGATAGGCGGTACGCGGGAAAGTATAGCACACAACAAAAGCAAGTCTCCGGACGATCCTTCGTTGACCGTCCGGAGACTTGCTCTACCACTGTCACAGGAGATCACGGAGAGGGAAGAGAGTGAAGCTCCCCGCATATCATTTCCATCATGGCACGACGCTCAGCATAATACTAACCGAATATGCCACGATAGAACACCAACATGTTGTGTCAGGAATTCTGGTCAGGGGCAGGAACAGGAGACTCAGCCGGAGTGGGAGACTCGGCGACACCATCATGCGCCTGCAAAGACGACGGCGTCGACACGGCCTTGCGAATCTCGTTCACGGCACCATAAATCGCGCCCGCCTCACGCACGTTCTCCTGACCCGGAGTCACAGAATGCAGAATCTGATCCACGGACGCGTGAATAGACTTAACCTCCTCATAGGTCGCCTTAGCGTACCAATTCATGTCGCCCGCAAAGTGATCCCCAGCCTTTCCACTACGGAAAAGATCGCGAATCTCCCTGAGCAGATCAACGCCCTCGCTCATATCCCAAAATTCCTCTCCGGCGCCCCCCGAAGGACGACCATAATCATACCAAGACTTGCAACGATTACTGAAAAGAATCCCATAAGACTCATACGCGCTATACGGATTCCCTGAATTATATCGCGACCCAACACGCTTCAACGCTTCATAGCTGTCGCCTTCAGCGTTGATAAGGTCACGAAGAATACGGCAGCCGACCTCAGCCGACTTCTCCGGCATCCACCATTCACGATCCGGGTCATCAAAGAAATAACCCGGATACGTAATCTGCAGCGGCCCCACACCGTTCGAGGTTTCACCGTCTCGAATCGCCGCGAGGAACTCACGGAAATTCTCCTCAGTCACTTCCTCACCGTGCGGTCCGGCACCACCAGCGTCGTGTCCGTAAATGTTCGCGCCACGTTCGCCGGTTTCCATCCACAGGCACGCCAGGGCGGCCCACCACGGGCAACTCTCCGCATCGGCGGCCCTGAGAACAGCCTCCTGAATTGAAGAAAGGCGGTATGAGCCGGCAGACTCGTGTCCGTTATCGGAATCGGTCCTCTTTCCGAAACGGATGCACGTGGACCACGAGGCCGCGACAGTCATCGGGTGACTACTGTACCGAACTACGTGAGTCTCATAGCCGGTCTGGTCCCCCATCTGCCCTTCCGCGATTTCACCATTCTCATTAATCCACGCCTCAGCGAGAAGCGGATCACCCGCGTTGAATGAGCCGTCGTCTTCGCGCACACACATTGCGACATGTCCGCCATCCCCTGTGGTCTTCAGGACCATGTCGCCGACATGGAATCCTCCCGACGGCGTGGACCCGTACCATGTGTCCCCAATGTCCATGAAACCGCGATTCGCAGCCAAAGAATTCAGGGTTTCGGTCCATGTTTCGCCGGTCCGCGGGAACATGATCGGGTCATCCCAGCCGGTTCCCCAGACATTGTGGAACGCAATATTGTAGGCACCTGCTACGCCGCTACTGCAATCCATGTCGCCGGGGCCTGTTTTCCAGCCGGCATCATTGCTATTCCAGTAGCAGGTCCACCGGTTGTCCTGGGCGTATCCGGTGCCCCCGTAGTCGCCTGTGGTGCACCAATATTTCATTTCCGACGCAGCATATTCTGTGACGGAATCTGCCAATTTTGCACCGCCTTTCGTAAAGGTTTTCGGTGTTCATAATTTTATCATGAGTACCTGGTGCGTCCGCGACATATATAGGTACGTGCGCGCGCGTATACCACACACGCCCAGTGTCCGTCAATACTCCACACACATGGTTTTGTGAGATGAGCCACCACTCGTGGGGGTTGACCTCACGGCGCACGAGAGAGCATGATTAAGACATCGGCAGGGAGGACGAGCCACCCAGCCAGGGGATAGAGAGGACAAGACAATGACCACCACCGTTGAGAACATCACCACCGACAAGGACATCGCCTACGCCGTCGGCACCGCCGCCAACGTTTGGGGCGACACGGACTACTGGGTGGACGAGACCGGTGAGACCATCGGCCTCATGCGAGGCACCACCCACGGTGGGCGGGCGCTCGGACTTTGCGTGTGCGACGACGTCGTCTCGTGGGGACTCTGGCAGTACGATGTCGACGGAGCCATTCTCATCCACGACGGACTTTCCGCCCTGACTGACGAGACCATCGCCTACCTGGCCGATTGCTGGCTGGAGAACTGACACATACGTAACGGCGGGGCCTGTCGCCCGTGACAGGCCCCCGCCCATCACCATCACGCACTTAAGAAAGGAACCATCATGGCACGCCGTCGTACAGGGTACGGATCATGCAAGACCACAGGAGGAGCAGTATTCACCAATTTGAAAGGCACCAAGATTCACTTCCCCGCAAAAGGATACGAGAAAGGCGAGAACGAATTCCGAGGCATCCCAGTTGAGCGAGTGAACGCCGTCGCGATTCTCACTGGGGCCGACCTCGTACAAGCCATTCCCGTCCAGCGGCCCGCCCTCATCGGAAACGTCCGCAACGTTTTCATCCCCGAATGCGCCCACGATTCCTTCCTAGTCGTCTGCACCGAAGGAAACGTCTACAGGATTTTCGATATCAACGAGGAAGAGTCCGGGAACGCGCGTAATCTGATCAATGATCTGCGCGGGCTTCTCGGCGACCAGATCGAGTGGGTCAAATCATGAAGTACCCGGCAATTCAGCGTATGGACGGGCGCGAGGACGAGGTTCGTCGCAAGACAGTCAAGTTTCAGGAGCACAAGAGGAATCGAGCGAAGAGAATTAAGAGCACGCGCCACACTAAGCGTACGAATTTCAATTACAGTGACGGTTGGACCAACCGTCTCATGGCAAAACTGAATGGAAAGTGAGGAAACTATTATGTCTACTTTTTCGAGTGCCCCGTCGGCGCCTCCTCCGCCGCCTCCGCCTACCCCGGCGCCTCCTCCGCCGCCTCCGCCTACCCCGGCGCCGCCAGCACGGTCTGTTCCGCTCAGTGTGATGGCGCCGCCGCGCCCCGCGAATCGTTTCGTGACATGGCTCCGCAAGCCTAGGTCTACGGGCGAGGGCATGGCAATGGGTGCAGTCGCCCTCATTGTTAGTGTTATTGGACTGTCATTGGCGTGGCGCGCTTTTTGGTGGCTTCAGGTGTTTTTCGCCTACTTTGCCACGGTCGGCACTCTCGGTAACTGAAAATGACGTGAACAGCTGTGGATGTGGTGTTTTTAAGACAGGTTTGGTTGTACTTGCCGGACGGTAGTAAGGAGAGAATCATAGCGCAAACCGGCGGCGACACGGGGATTAGTTTCGATTCTCTTCATGACGGTGTAGAGCGGAAACACTATTTCAAGTACAAAGATTATTCGATTACCCGAACAGAGAAAGGAGATTATGTGGTATCACCTGTAGATGATGAATACGAGAAGATTTACTACCCGAATGGCACATACGAGTATGTTTCGAAGGTGGTGCCGCACGATGGGTTCTGGGAAGTGCACGTCCGCCGCAATTCTTTCAGTAAATGGCGAGTGGACTGCTGGAGCCGCCGCTACGTTTCTATGGAGCGGAAGCATGATGGTTGGTATTGGGGGCGTATTGGCAGATATCGGACCGATCCTAGCTATGAGCTGAAATTCACGGATGGGCCGACTCGCTTTCATGTATTCGACGATTACGATGTGCCTGTCAGGAAGGTTTGTCGGTATTTCACCGGCGAATGGTGTGTTTGGTATGAGATCGAAGGAGATAGAGAAGGATTCTTGTCTTTCGACGAGCGGCGCTATGAGTTGACCCTCAACAATAATGTTCTCCGCCTTACAATGAAGGATGATTGGTGTGTCGAGGATGATGTACACGAGAATGTCGTGTCTCATCCGTCACACTACGCGGCCCTCGACCCCGAACCCATCACTTTCATTCGCGACAAAGACTATCTGACCGGCAGTGCCCTGAAGTACATTTTCAGGGCCGGCCACAAGGATGGTGCTGACGAGAATGTTGACACGGGAAAGGCGGCGTGGTATCTTCGTGAACTCGTCGCCAAGCATGGAGATCAGACGGCGATCGCGATCTTGCGAGGCGTCTACTGGGACACTATCGACAGGCAGCTCGCGCCAGAGGATCGTGCCAGAGAAATTCGAGACCGGCTCACACAGCTCATGTCCGCCATTTCACACGATCACCTCAATGAATACATCCCAGAAGAGAAGTGAGCGTTATGGAAAATATTGTCAACATTGTTTTCGTTGATTTGGCAAAATGCGGTGAACTGTGGGGTGCAGCTGCGTTTATGCATGCCGACGACTGTAACTTCACTATCAGGAGTTATTCCACCGATCCGCCTGACGCGATCCGTGGGCTCATGTACACCGTTCAATTTGTTCAGGGAGTAGCACTTACCTTGCGTTCGTGGCGGGAAGGAAGGATCACTTTTACTAGGTGCACATATTCGGATGAGATAGGCGGGTATGTGCTCACTTACAGCGACTCATCAGACGATGGTGCGTACGTCTGCGCGATCGTACTGTCGGAACGCGGTAAAAACATGGTAGGAATCATCCCGGGAGAGAAACCTGCCCTTGCTCTTGAAGCCGAAGCAATCCTGCGTAATGAAGGTTACACGGTCCATGTGATCAAGGAAGACGAAGACGGGAGCTGCCAGAATGGCTACACTGAGTGATTTCACGCTTCGACGCAGAATCGGATGGGGTGAACTCATCTCCGACTGGCGCAAGCCATTGTCTATTCAGCCGGCGTCAGTGGAAGTGCGATTGGACGAGAACATTATCGCCTACCGTCACGGCGACGAAAATGTCACCATTGACAAAAACGGTTATGAATTGTTGCCAGGTGAGTTTATTCTCGCGTCCACCCAGGAAAAAGTCAGCGTGCCCGTCGACCTAGTAGCTAGGGTGGAAGGCAAGTCATCGTGGGCGCGCCGAGGAATTCTCGTCCACGTGTCAGCAGGATACATTGACCCAGGATTCCAGGGAAACGTGACCCTGGAAATCGCTAACCTGCACTCCAGCAAGCCCGCCATTCTTTACCCGGGGGATAGAATTGCGCAAATTGCTTTCGAGGACCTGGACAGGCCCGCCAGTATGCCGTACGGCACCGACGGCCTCGGATCACACTATCAGAGGCAGACCAGTGTCACACCATCGGCCATGGAGGTAGAATAATGAGCAAGATTGACCGCCAGGAAATCGCGCTGGCTATTGCCAGGGAATTGCAGGACACGATCACGTCACTTCGCATTTCCGACCAAGCCGGGATCGCCATTATTGACTCTCCGTCGGGGAAGATCGAGGTCACCGATAGCGGTGTTGTAGTGACGACGAGGCGAGGCGTCTCAGCGGGATGGACTCACGAAGAATCTTGTAGTCCGGAGCATTCTGCGATGCGTTGCAACCTACTTTTGCGGAGCGTCTCATAACAGCGAGTAACCCAATGCTGAAGATCGAGCACGAGATCAGTCTCACACAGCTGTGGCTTCCGAAGCCCAACGCGAGCGATATCGACGAAACGCATATGGCCGCCCGTCTGGAGTGGCACAACCAATATAAGGGCGTTGGGATTGACGTCACCGTAGAAAACGTCAACGGCGGCGCTGTCAGTAAATGGGTTGTCTGGGGCCACCCATTGAACGTTGTGGGCGTTTATCATGAAACAAGCGGCGAGAATACGTCCGATCTTGCACGCCGTCTAGCGCGACGATGGGATACCGTAGAGTGTGACGCAGTCGCTGCTCGTCAATTCCGGGAGATCAACAATACGATTCATTCGATCCTGAATTCTCCGTCGATCACCGTTCAAGACGATGCGCGCTCTGACCTCATGGGCGTATTGGATGATATTGCTCGCGAGCACGGAGGAAACTACCAACGCCTGGGACTATAGTCTCTTGCGTCGGGCATGAAAACATTCCCCCTCACCACAGAAATCGTGGTGAGGGGGAATGTTTCACGTGAAACGCTCAGGCGCCAGGCTGAGGAGACGGGGCCGGGGCTGCTTTCGCCTCCAACGCGGCAATACGCTCAGCCAGACCGAGGTAGCCACCATGCCAAGCGACCACACGCTCCATAATCCAATCAGACGGAGGATTCAGATAAGGATTTTTCTCAGGCACCCACTGGCCGCCCTCACCCTGCACCAACTCACCATCGGTAACATACAAATGCGAAACACCGAACGACGCGGCACGATCGATTACCTGTCGAAAATTCTCTTTCGTAACCCCATGAATAACATGCCACCATTTGGTGGAAGGATGCGCTCGCATTACGTCATTCGCAATCGGGTTATTAGGGTCATCCGCCAAATACTTGGCGGCAGTGTTCTCGAAGCTCATGCACACGTCGAAATCGAGGGCGCACACGGCCTCAGTAATATTACTGCCAGGGTTGATAGCGATCGTGAAATTCTTGCCGTACGTACGTCGAATTTCGCCGACGAGGTCACCGTACCATCCGACGCGTCCCGCCTGGGCGCCCCAGCCGTTGATCACCTCGTCCAAGAATACACCCTGGAAAAGACCATCGTACTGGGATCGCAGGTTAGCGCACAGTTGCATAATGTATTCGCGTGTAAACTTGTCCTGGTCCGGGACGCCATCCCTAGCAGCATCATCCTTGGCGAGCGACGCTACACCGTAGCGGGTAGGAATGTACCAAAGCAGTTTCTTCGCTCCGGCCGCCTGGGCGCGCTGCGCCTGCGTAAGAAAATCATTATCCTTGGCGGACCAATCGCCCGTAGAACGATTCATGATCACGTAGCCGAGAGCATCCCCGTAGGCCAGCGTCTTGGCCCACTTCGAGACCTTTCCGGCCTGGCCTTCATTGTAGAAGTCGGGCCAGAAGTACGTGACGGGGGAGTAGTAGTGTCCGCCGACTGTGAAAGGCGAGATTGAGGAGAACAGGGGAGCGACCAGCTTATCTATGCCAGCCTTAGTGTACCCAGTAACGTTTGCCATTATGTTTTCTCACTCTCCGTAAGTCCAGGTAAGACCATCGTCGCTAACGGTGATCTTGCCACCGTTGTCCTGGCCACCGCCGCCAGGATTGCCGGGATCAGGGGTAGCGCCGCCATTCCATGCCGACAATGAGGTCACCTGCACGTCACCCGAGGCCGGCAGCTCCGCACCTCTGACCTCTCGTGCCCAAACTCCGGCAACATTCAAGACAATTGCCCACCGCCCACCATGGCTGGCGTCTACCTCAACCTCAATCAGCCCCTTGTCGTCAGCATCACCACGCACCGGGGCAGGAACGGTAGTAATATTATTGGACGTATACACGGTTTCCGGGCGGACGCTCATTGTTGCGCCGACTGTCTTGCCGGCCGCATTCACAACCGTCGCTATGACCTTAGTCATATTATTATCACCTATTTCTAATAGTGAACTATATTTATCGATTACAGGTCAACGCGAGTCGCGCCAAGAGTAGCCACCGTAAACACAGTGCCAGGAAACACGCCGCCATCGTAATGCCAATACGGGTCCGCACCATAACTACCCGCCGTAGTATAAGCAACCCTATGCGAGCCAGCCTCCACAGAAAGGCGCCACTGCATATGATGGGTCATAAACGTACGATTATACTGAATCTCGGTCTGCCAAATGCCCCGATTGTCAAGCTTGAACCCGAAGAAATATGAGCCGACCGCCTTGTCCTTCTCGGCCTCGGAATTATAGTCCTCGTGTGCAATGCTCACGCACACGTCGAGCGAAAACTCCATGAGGCTCTTGATCGGCAGAGTAACGATACCGTCACCCCACGTATAAGTGGCGTGGTCTGAGGTCGGACGCCCGCGTCCGTTCGTATTGTCACGGTGCCGGTAAAGCACACCGCTGAACGAGTTGGCCGGATTGATGTTGAATGATCCATCGCCGGCCTTGGAGCCGTCGGCAGTGTACAGAATGTCGTCAATAATGAAAACGGCGGGACGCGCTTTCGATACCGCGCCGGACGGTGCGGCCGCCAGCATAACCCGTGCTGCCGCCACGGACGCCGCCGGCATAACCCGGCCAGCGGAATCATCATACGCGTCCCAGGCCTCAATAAGATTATCGTCTACCGTGGGGACGATACCGCCGGTCCACCTAGTGTTAGGCATATTGTTTTCTCCTAAAAATATTGTTACACAATCTTCAGTAGGTGAGCCAGCTAACCGTCATCTCGCCCCAATCCATAATTGTACCCTCATCAATATTCTGATACGTATAAAGCGCGATCCGATCCCCAACGTTCAAACGCCTAACACCTGTCACCTGCAACGCCGTCCACAAGCCATGGTTCAGCGCAGCATACATGTAAACGCCATACTCGACATCGTTGCTGCGAGCAACCCTAGTGCCACCAACATATCCCGCCCACGACGACCTGTACCATGTTGTTCCGTCTAGACGGTAAAGGCCGCTCTGCGGAATAATAATTTCGACGCCGTCTACTTGCATTCCGCCGCGAACGATCTTCTCCTGCGCCCCGACAGGGACCTTCGACCAGTCATCTTTTTTAGTCCACAAGTGCGCGTTGTTTGTGGCCATGTGGGCAAAAGGCGGCTCTGTGAAAGTACGCCAAGACGACGCGTGAGGCGAAGCCGACCCTGGCGGGTCATAGGACACACCATTCGTGTCCATGACGAGCTCGCCGCCCTGACGATCAGTAATCTGTATCTTCGCAACGCCCTCGTCGTCACGGAAAATATGCAAACCCGAGGACCGGCTCATTTTCCATGACACGTACATGGAATAAATGATCCCGAGCTGCATCCCCGGCACAAAAACATCGTTCGTGCGGGCACTAATGTAGAAAGGCGTGTCCGTGTCCTGGATCCACGCACCATCGGGAAGCGTGAAATCAAATCTTATCTTCTGCCCGGCCGTCGCCTGCTCGTCAACAGCGATGATTCTATTCTTGCCAATGTTGATTGTGAGAATCGCGCGGCCGTTCCACGACGGGGTGAAAAGTATATACCCCTCGATCTTACCGACACCCTCACCGGCAATACCGTATGTTTTCGGTTTCGCAACAGCAATGTCATAGATTGCCATCTGCGCACCATCGTTACGATTAGGACGATCCCTATCCGTTAGAACAAACCGCGTGCCACCCTCAAGCTCCTCTACGGTCGCGATTTTAGGAGACCAAATAGACTCCCAGAACCCGTATTCGCTGCCGAGACCGAAACGAATATTCTTCTCGCCCGACGTCGGCTCAGTATCAACGAGCGAAAGCTCCCCACCAATAAGCCTGTTACCAATGAGATCACCAGTAACTTTCGCCGCGTTGAATGTGGCGTTTCCAGCGGTCAACATCTCCGTAGTAACGGACGCGAACGCCGCGATCTTTGCCCAGAGCTCACCGGACGCATAAATGTTACGTGCGGACACGGAACCGTCAGCGAGCGAGACGTTTCCCACGGACGAGGGGACGAGAATGCTGCCGGCGACCATCGTCCTGGTCACCCACTGTACACCATCCCAAATACGCACGTCAGTAATATGCCCGGCATTATCGGTGACATACCAAATCAATCCTGTGACAGGATTCTCGGGTGCGGTTTGAGCCACTACGGGCGGCCGGTTAGCTTCTGCAATCTGTACAGCTTTTTCAGCATCCTTCGCCGCCTTATTCGCGGCACCTTCGGCCTTATTTGCCCGGTCGCGAATGGCGTCGGCCTCTTTGAAAGCGCGTTCGGCGTCTTTTGCTGCCTGGCTGAGAATTTTGCCCGTATGCCCGAGGTTCTCAACTTTTGCGCCGGAAGGCGGCTCGGCGATAGGGTCACTGATCTTGACTACGCGGCCGGATGAGTCAATGATGACGAGTACGCGGGCGCCTATCCATGTGGCAATACCGTCGGATTCGCCGACAGCATGGGAGGTCGGATTGCTGTAGGGGATCCCTACTTCTACCCACCCTGACGGGAGCGTGGAATCGGTGGCGGACGTGCCGGTGATTTTCCCGTACGTCCATGATACTGAGGATTGTTGAACAATAACGTTGTTATTGTTGCGCCCGCCGCCGTTTCGTGGCGCCGTGTCAAGCAATAGTGACGGTCTGACCATGATACCCCGTTTATTCTCCCAGTACCTCTATGTCCACCCTCATTGTAGCGGACGGATCAGACAATGGGAGACTATAAGCCGCGACACGACCCGCAATATGTTCTCCCTGCTCGGTAATCGCACCGATAATATCCCCGACCTCGATACGGGCGTCCGGGATAATCGTCAAAGAGCGGGAGGAGCGGGAGGAAATGTCCTGGATCATGTAGGTGTCCGCGGCCTCGGATACTTCTCTCGCCGAACCCGCTGCGCTGAATTCCTTGTGCGAAGTAACCCAACCATAACCGGACGGCTCATAGGGCGGGTCAGTGATTTCTCGTTCTGCAGTCCAACGCTCTTCCTGCTCGCCCTGGGCTTTCTGTTGTTTACTGCCGGTAACGTACCATCTGTTCGGGCGGCGGCCTCCTGACCTCGGGGCGCGAGGAGCTTCCAAAAGAAAACCGGACTCGTACGTGTAAATCTCGTCAGGTGCAGTTTTGTCACGGAGTTTGAAAATATGCAACATTCCGTCAGCTCCGCTACGAATACCACAGCCCCGCGATTCCACGAGCTTATAGATTGATTCGATTCGCGAATTTCCCCACTGCGTAGTGCGTGGAATGGGTGCATCCCACACGTCGTTCTCCAGTTTTACTCGCACATATTCCGCAAGCTCATTGGCCTCGGAGAGTAGGGTGGCGCCAGCGGCGGGGGAGGACGGCCACGGCCTCGGATTATCGGCAAGAATCTGAGTCAAATCCTTACAGGAAACATTCACCTTTTCTTTCGACACGGACCATTCCATGTTGACGAATTCACCGAGAGGAATTTCCCAGTAGTCACCGCGCCGATTCTCATAAAGCGCGGTCACCATGGAACGCTGTCCGAAATTGTTGAGAGCGTCCAGCGGCCATTCCGGGACCCATGACATTGGGCAAGAATAAGACAATGCACCCGGAACCTGGCGGTTCGTCGAGGACCACTCGACCTTTACTTCGGAGGCTGGGATCCCAGTTTTGAGAACTTCGCCGCCTCGAATGATATCAATTCTTGCGCCGATGCTGAGACCGTCTGAAAGGGCAGCCAACGTGGGGCCGTTTCTCATGGCATTCCCGCAATCATTTTGCAAATCTCAATATATGTGCGCGACTTCCATACCTTGTCAACTTCACGCCATTCACCCCAAGTAACACAAGGTGCTGCTCCCCAGCCGGCGTGAGGTCCAACAAGCATTGGGGAGTCCTCTGGGAGTTCGTGCCATTTTACGTTCCACCGAATGATACCGTCTCCTGTGATCCTGGCACTGTCCACCTTGTCCACGGTAATGAATCGTGACGGTAGAACGTCGGCGGGGGCGCCGGGCGTAAGAATGAGGGGCTCACGCTTCTGCAGAATTTCCCAAACACTGTTAACGTGGGACGGGTCGTCTAGGACGAATTGTCCGCCGCCCGTGCGGGCCACTTCCAGCATCGGCCACCTGGCGATAAGTGAGTTATATCTCGAAATCGGGGAGGACCATTCTCTTTTATCCTGGGCCTCCTCCCAGATGAGCCCCGGCACGGTGCGCCCATTGAGGCCGCTCACCACGCCACGCCACCACTCCACCTCGGGGCGAGTCAACGTGACCGAGGAATCCCCCTGAGTGTATTTTATTGTGGTGCCCGGCACAGCGTATGCGTCTGAGAGGATCATTGTCACCGGCTCAGTGAGCTTGGGACCCTCGAGCTCGCGAATCATTTTCGCCCTACCGGTGAGTGGTCTTTTGTCGCGAACCATCCCAGGAACAGCGAAAAGGCGGTCCCCCGCGTAGACGGGTTCTTTGCCTGTGGCCATTATTGACGGCAGCCCAGTGTGTGTAGCAATCCATCCCGTAATCGGCATTATTATATGCTTTCCGTCATAATGGTTTTTTATCGGTTCATTCGGTCATAGTCTACTATGGCCGACGTTGCCTCTACTTGCATGCGGCCGACAAGATCATTGTCCACGTCCCGAATTTCAAGCACGTCCGGGCCGAGCGCACGATTCTCCAGAAGGGTGATTAGTTTGTCCATTTTCTCCCACTGGGCTGACGTGAAAACGGGCTCGGGGCGACCAGTTTTGTTTTCGATTGTTGAGAGGCCGGGCTGCAGGAAGCCACCATTATCGTAGCGAAGATTCCCAGCAGACGGCCCACCATAAATCGGAACCTCACGCACCGGAATACCGAAAGTCGGCGCCTCGACCATCATCCCATTACCGGAGGCGATAGCAACGTGGTGGGCCGGGTACCCCCAGAAAAGGAGCGTACCGGGAACCATAGGGTTACCGGGCGATGACATTGCCTGATATCCGGCCGCCGTGAGGCGCGGCACATGAATCCCCATAGCATTGAGCGCCCAATAGACAAGACCAGAACAGTCGAGTCCACCGCCCGGGGAGACGCCGCCCCAAACATACGGTGTACCGATAGCCCGTCGCGCCGTATTCACGAGGTCGCCGGCAGCAGCACCAATGGCACCGATTCCGCCACCGAAACCGCTGACCACCGGCATGTGATCCTTGATCCAGTCACCGAGTGCGTCAATGGTTTTGTCCACGCCTGCTTTTCCAGCGTCGAAGAATGGTTTTGCCCCGTCGCCGCCCCATGAATCGAGAAGTTTGTGAACCGGAGCCTTGATGACAGTCTCGACGGCTCCGATCGGGTCGGAGAAGATCGAGGATACCGCGTCAGCGGCGCCGGTGATCCAGTTAAGGGCGGCGGACGCACCCTTTTCTACCGTTGATTTGACAGGGTCCCAAATACCGCCCGGGGCGAATGCTGCATACCCGGCATCGCCGCCGGGGATTCTGTCCCCGTGCGCGGCGGCGCGGTTCATGGCATTCACCATTGCAGGCCCACCGACGGCCTTCACCCATTCGGGCCGCATGATCGCTTCCCCGCCGGAAAGTGCGAGCCGACCACCACCGTCAGGTGATACGAAATGGTAAATGTCGCGGCCGGGAGAGTATCCGGGCAGGACGCCACCCGACGCGTAACCGCCAATAGTTGGAGCCTCGGGAAGACGAAGATCGAGGGAGAGTTTCTCCATCATCCCGTTTACGAGTTTCCGCAACCCATTGTTGTAGACTGTGCCGATAACGAAGTTAACGGGTTTGGCGGCGGCTTCCTTGATTTTATCCCACGCCGTCCTAACACCATCCTTCATGGTGTTTGCGGCGGCCACGACCCTGTCCCAGGCGCTTGTAATTGCAGGGACGAGCGTGTTAGCAATCCAATCTTTAACGATTTGGATTTCGCCTTTCAGGATGTTCCACGCGGAGACGACCATGTTTTTCAGCCAGCTGGTCCACGAAACAACAGTGTTCCAGGCGGCGCTGATCGTGGTGGCTGCACCTTGAATTATGGCGACTCCCATAGTGACCGCGGCGATGATGGACGCGAATACGAACGCGATGATTCCACCCAGAATTTTCGCACCCGTAGAGATTATTTCCCAGGCCACACTAATAACGGGCGCAGCGTAGGTTTGAATCCAATTCACGACGGGCTGCATGACGGCCCAAATACCATTCCACGTCGCCGATAGGGAGCCCCACATAATAGACGCCGTGTCTTTAATTGCGTTGAATGCGCCGACTACCCACGGCCACGCAATATTGTAGATCCAATCAACGACGGGCTGAATAGTGGCCCAAATGCCGTTCCACGCCGCTGATATGGTGCCCCAAAGCGACGATGCGGTGTCTTTGATCGTGTTGAACGTGTCGACTACCCACGGCCACGCCGTGTAGTAGATCCATTCAACTACCGGCTGCATAGCCGCCTGAATTGCGGCCCAAGCGATCTGAATATTAGACCACATGTTAGCGGCCGTATCCTTGATCGCATTGAATGCACCCACGACCCACGGCCAAACCGTGTTATAAATCCAATCCGCGACGGGCTGAATTGCGGTCTGGATCGCGGTCCACGCGATCTGGATGTCAGCCCACATCATACTGGCGGTGTCTTTAATCGCGTTGAACGCGCCTACCACCATGGGCCAAATGTCATTGTAAATTTGTGTGGCGACAGGCATGATCGCCGCCCAAATAGCGTCCCACGCCCACTGAATCGTAGACCAGAGCGCACTCACACCCCAACTGATAGCATCCCACGCTGTGGTGAGATACAGGGCGGCGACGTTGACGATCCAGTCGACGACGGGGCGGATTATGTCGCTGATCCCCTGCCAGGCTGCGACCATTCCGTTCCAGACGATCATTGCGCCCGCGGAAATTCCGTCCCATGCTGCCTGAAGGTTGGGCCACGCGGTATTTACAATCCAGTCGACGACGGCTTGAATAACGGGCTGTATTCCTTGCCATGCGCCGACGATGCCGTTCCATACCCATTGGGCGCCGGCGACGATCCCGTCCCAGGCCGCCTGAAGTGCGGGCCATGCAGTGCCGACGATCCAATCAATGACCGCCTGAATAATGGGTTGCATTCCTTGCCAGACGGATACCATGACGCCCCACATCCACTGGGCGCCTGCCACGATTCCGTCCCATGCGACTTGCATGAGAGGCCACACGTTAGCGGCGAACCAATCGGCGACCGCCCCGACGGCCGTTTTGATTGCTTCCCAACAAGAAATGACGACATTGCGGAATGTTTCAGAGTTCTGCCATGCCACAATAATTGCCGCGACCAATGCTGCGATAGCGATCACGACGAGGCCGACTGGGTTGGCGTCCATCGCAGCATTGAATGCCCACTGTGCTGCAGTCGAAGAAATTGTTGCCGTTTTGTGGAGGACCATCATTGCCGTGGCCCTACCCCAAGCGACCGCCTGCATTGTGATCTGTGTCGTTGCTCGCGCGATATTCGACAGGAATTCGCCGGCGTACATGAGGTTGAGCTGCGCGGTCTCAACTACGTCTTTGACTTTCGCCACGGTCATTGCGTTAATGGCCGTGGTGACACGCCCTGCTACCCCGGCTACGCCTTCCATGTCATTCAACCATTGCTGCATTGAGGACATGACCATGACGGCTTTCCATGCCGTAAATGCGGCCGCAATACTGTACACCGCCACTTTACTATTGAGTATAGCGACGGTCAAGCTTTCCATGAATTGGACGAGGCTGCTGTTCGCGATGGTGCTGAGAGCAGTAGCGATACCGGGGACGAGCGTCCCGACAATGAATTTGCCGAGCTCGACGAAACTGTTGCGCACGTTGGTGATGTATGAGATGATTCCGGAGTCTTTGTCGAATCCGAAAATCGTGCCCGTGAAATCGCCGGACAGAAGTAGATCTTTAAGATTCTTCAGTGAAGGGACGAGTGTTTTGTTGATCCATTCCCCGGCGGCGGCGGCAGCGTCGCGCATGCGGAAAAGGAAGTCAACGAAGCTCGAGTCTTCCTCGAACGAGAAGATCGGGCCTGTGAAATCACCCTTGCGGATAACGTTGAAAGCATTCGTAATACTGGGAATGAACGAGTTACTGACCCAGTTGAATACTTTCTCGAACCCCTTGCTCATGGCGTCAAGGGATGCGGTGATCCATGGGAGTGCTTTTTCGGCGATTTCCTGCGCCCCGGTCACAAGGGTCGCTTTGAAGTTCCCCCAAGCGCCTTCCAGGGTTTTGGTGGATGTAGCGGCCTCAATGGCCACGTCCTCCATACCAAGGTCAAGGATTGCCTGGTTGAATTCCTCGGCGGTGATCTCACCTTTCTCCATGGCTTCCCGGAAATTGCCCGTGTAGGCGCCATTCTTTTTCATGGCTTCCTGCAATTTACCGGACGCGCCTGGAATGGCGTTGGAAAGCTGGTTCCAGTTCTCGGTGGTGAGTTTTCCGGCGCCCGCGGTCTGCGTCATGACGAGGCCGACCGTTTTGAATGTTTGCGCATTTCCGCCAGCAACGGCGTTCAGGTTACCAGCGGCCTCAGCGAGCTTATCGTAGCCCTTTACGCCGTTGGATGCGAGCTGCGCGGTAATGGACTGAATATCGTCGAGCTCGTAAATTGTGCGGTCTGCGTAGGAGCGCGTGCTTTTTGTGAGCGCGTTGATTTCGTCCGCACTTTTACCGGCGAATGCGAGCGTTTGCTTGAATTTGATTGTGGCGTCGGCAGCATTGAATGCTTCCTTTGCGACACCGCCGAACGCAACCGCAATGCCGCCGATGGCGAGCCCTCCGAGCGCGGCGCCGGCGACTTTCGCTACCGATTTGAACGCACCACCCAGACCCGACGTGATCTTTCTTTCGGCCGGCCCAGTGTCGACGTTACCGATTTCACTATTGATACTTCGGGCGAGGCCTCGCACGGACGGGCTGATCTGAATCCAAGCGGTCCCGAGATCATATCCGGCCATCGATACCTCTCCGAAATCGTGTGTAGCGAAAATGGTTCACGCCAATCAAACCGTTTTTCGTGTTTGTCTTGGCGTGAACCATTTTACACTATCCGATAGAAACGCGGGTTAGCCGCCGTATCGGGCGAGCCATTTCTCGCCCTTGGCCTTCTGTGCTTTAGCGTGCTTGCTTGACACCCTGGGGTTACCGGTTTCCCGGTATCCTTCAGCCGGCGGTTTCGGCGTTTCAGGCCATTTGTCTTTCTTGACGCCATTGACGGCGAGCAATGTGGTCTGGATATTGTGTGCTGACATTATTGTGGCGGCTACTTCGTCGGACCAGTATCTGTCTCCGCCTCGCGCCCTATCGAATGTCGACCCCGGCGGGAGGCCACCGATGAGCGCCATCACCCGCCGCGGGGTTATCCTGCCACGATACAGATCGAGGAGGTCAGTGTTGTAGTATCGTTGCAGGTCGGCTTCTATCTCCCACCCATACTCGCGGAGTAGCGGTGGGAGAATCGTCAGTTTCCCGCGCCCACCTCGGACACGATTGACTGCATAAAGTCGGTCACCGCGTCAATCGGAACACGGCCGTTCTCGTCCTCCAACGCGGCGTAGACCTCATCCTTGTGGTCGCCGACGATAAGGCGGAAAAGCGGGAACGGGTTACCGGCGTCGAGGGCTTCGAATGCGCGGAAGTCCTCCAGCGCCTCCGTAGGAATATCGAACTCGATACCCTCATAGTCCACGTGGATGGGGTCGCGCGTGGCCTCGGCCTTGGCCAACCTGTCGGCCGGCGCCTTAGCTCCGGCGGCCTTGGCCTTGCTCTTCGTGGTCTTGTCAGACATAATGGGTTGTCCTCAAAATTTGGGTTTATAAAGTGGGTGGGTTGTATTTGTTTTGGATCTTCCCCGCCATTCCGTGACAACCCATCCGAAACATGGAATAGCGGGGAAGCATATGTTTGTCAGGCAGGGAAGAGCGCCTTGTGGTCCGAGTAGATAATGTAGTCGCCCAGCACGGAAAGATTGTACTCGTAGCCGGTGATCTCGGCCTGCTGGAAAGTGATCTCGCCGCGCTCACCGAGCTCCAGACGCGGGAAAACAATACGAATCTGCGCACCCACCCCGGAAACGTCGAAAAAGTCGGCGACACCGCAGAGAAGCTTGACCTTACGGGACGACTTTGCGGTAATCTTCACACCTTTGGTGGCGCCACCATCCTCAACCTTCTCACTAGTAGCGTCCAAATACCAGGAGAGCGGGGCAAGCATGGTCTCCAGAAGAGTGGCACTGAAAGTCGTCTCCGAGGAGTCGAGGAACGTCTTGACAACACCGTGACCTTGGTGTCCCTTAATCTTGGTAACAGAGTCGTCAGAGGTCAGCTTGAACCCATCCTCGCTAATCCACCCAACGTTGGTGAGACCGCTCACGCCGGAGAGGTCCTGGGTAAGCGACGTGACCTTCTCACCGAACTTTTCAACATAGTCGCCCAGCCAGAGCGCGTCATTGTCGGACGAGAAAATGAGTGCATTGTCAGCGTTAACAGCCATTATTTGTTCACCTGTGTGCTGTAATTGTTAATGTTGCAGTCGCCCTCGCCTGAGACGTGTCCGGATCGGGCATTTCTATCGGATAGGATGATTGTACCATCACTATACCATCCTGATAGTTGGGCATTGTGTGCGCCACGTTCACGGCCTCGCACGCGATTTTCATCGCCTCACCGGCCGACTGCGCGTAAGCGTCGATCGTTTCCAGCGCGGCGCAGAGTGCTTTCTTCGTAACCCCGGTGCCCCCGGTTGAGAGAACTCGGATGAATGCGGCAGGACGATCGGGATTCTCGGGTCTGCGGGCCACGATCGGCACGCTCATGTGTGCGGACAGGAAGTCCATGAGCCGTTTCTTGATATCCGGCACCACGGGGGCACGATCGTATGTTGGGCTCATTTCCCGCCCCCCATTGTGAGGCCGATCGCACGCTCTAACGTGTGCTCTCTCATCTGTCTGCGCATTGCAGCAATGGTGCGCGCCCTGACATATCCGCGGGTACGATTTCCACGCGTCGTCTCACCCTCGAACCCACGGCCTGCAGCGTTGGCTACACGCCCAGTTTCCAATGCTACGGTCCGGGCTACATCAGGGCCGCGCAGAAGGTCGGCGACACCATCCCTGTTGAGCTGAAATTTTACTTTCGGCATTATTCGCTCACTTTGTCTTCGTTGGCGCGAATCTGCACGACCATACCCTTAGGGTAGGGGGAAGGGCGGCCTTCAACACGGTATTCTATGCCGTCTACAATGAGATGATCTTCTGCGGTCACGTCGATTGTGGTATTCCGCCAGTAAAGGGCGGCGGCCACGGTGACGGGCATTGCCCCGGCACTGATCGGCTCAGTGGACGTGGCTGGCGCAAACACCGCGGGCGGCAGAGCAACGTTCTCCCACTGCCCAGGCACGGGATTACCGTACTGATCTTTCGACGCCGGGCCTCTCCTACGTCGCGTGACAGGAACATATCCGGACAGCATTACGGTTCCTGCCCGCTGATCGCGTTAATGTCTTCGATCAGCTGATCGGTGGCGGACCGCGCATCATAGTCCTGCAGGAGGTCTACCTCGAATGCACCGCCCGAGCCGCCGAGAGCGTCTTTTTCCTCGCGTTTCAGGTAGAGGCCGCCTTCAGGATTCTGATACGTAAACTGATCGGAGAACGGGCCGGTCGTGTGTGATTCTGATGCGATAATTCCGTGGGGTTCGGAGTAGATTCCTCCGCCACTGTCCGTTACGCCGCCGATAGCGTCTCCGCCCTGCATTGCGCGGCGCACCACGGCGCACGCTACTCTTTTTCGCGTGCGAGGAGTAGCGGACTCCCAGCGGGGGCATTTCGACACGATAAGGTCAGTTGCGTCGGCGAGGAGTACGTCGGCGCGGATACGCTCATTGTCCGAGAGTGCCCGCCACCTGGCCTCCAGGTCTTCGACCGTGGCGAACGGAATAATATCGTCGGGGATCACTTTACCGTCTTTCTAGGGCGCCCTCGTCCCCGACGAGGGGCAGGTGCCGGCGAGGCAGTACGAGGGGAGGAAGAGGAGGAGGTGGGCTCGTCTGCCTCGCCGGCGCCTTCATTCCTGGGGGTGATTTCGTCGTATTCGTCTCCGAGCGCCACATTATGGTCGTCTGCGAGATGAATCACAATGTCGTGGTCTCGGTGCTTGTAGGATCGCATTTCCGAATCGCCCCTAAGAAAATTTTGTTTTAGATAGGTTGTGTTATTTTTTCTTTACGGCGATTTTATCAGGCGCCGGCCTTGGTCTTAATCGTCGCGAACTTATCCGAAAAAACATACCAGGCGTACAGAATCTCGAGACGCAGAGCAATCTGGTTGCGACGCTTCAGGTCACCCTGACCGTCCGGGTCACCGAAACGGATGATCTCGAGCGGCAGAGAACGCTGAATCCCCCACCGAATACCATCAACAAAGTCGCCGACAATACCCTCGACATTGGTGGCGGCGGTCGCCTCGGGCTTGCCGGCAACAGTGTTTCCAGCAGCGGCAGGGAGGCCCATGAAGTTATCAATGTCGACGCCGAGGCCGATCTGCGGGTAACGCGGCGTCCCCGAAGGCGACCCGTCGGCATTCTTGGTCTGGAGGCTACCGAGCGCCCAAACGGCGGACGGGGCCAAGGCAAGGCCGGTCGGCGTAATAGGCGCGGCATTGTCATTAATGAGGAGCCCGGCGGCCTGGCGGATCGCCTGGTCCATCTCCGTAGTGCCGATCTCGACATTCTTGGTGGTGGAGGTCAGGTAGTTGGTCCACGCGTCAATAACAGCGCCTGTCAGCGGGTTAACACGGTGGTAAAGGCCGAGGTCGAGGGCGCGGGAAAGTGCCTCGCTGCCCTTCTGGGCGAGCTGGTTGAGGACGTCCAGCTGGTAATCCTCGTCGGCCCACTGCACCTCCTCGTTGAATCGCATAGTAACCTGCGCCTTATGCGGCTTAGCGGTCACATAGCCAAACTCACCGTAAGTGGGGGCCTTTTCGGCGCCCTCGTCAACGAACTCGGCGCGCGGGAAATTATCAAAAGTGATAATGTCCACGTCGCCGAAGGTCAAGGGGATTCCGCCGTTGAGCTTAGCGACGGTGGAGAGAGTCTGGGTGCGAGTGATGATCCCGTCGGCGATCTGCCGAGGCATGAGGACCTTCGCCTTGCCTGAATCAAACACGGCCATTATGGTTATTTCCGTTTCTTTCTAGTGTTTTATCTTTTAGAATAGCGGCTGGGGTTATTTCAGTCGCCGGCGAAAACGTTCCGAGCGAACTCCGCAAGATTGCCGCCGTCATTGTCGGGCGTGGCTCCGGCCTGCGGCACCACGGGGGCGACGGACGGCTTAGCGTCGTGCAATGCCTTGGCGATTGCGGCAGCATGAGCGTTGATTTCATCCTCGGTTGTTCCTCGGATCAAATCGGCGCTGATACCGTGCTCTGCGGCTGCGTTGGCGGACCATTCGCGGACTTTGGCGGCGGTTTCGAAGTCTGCTACTTTGGCTTTTAGGGCTTCGATTGTGGCATCTTTGTCGCCGATGGCCTTGGCGAGCTCGTCTCGTTCGTTGGCGGCGCGCCTGTTTTCTTTGGCGCGATTCTCCCACTTCCGGGACTCGCTCTTCCAGTCGATTTCAGGCTTACTGGCGGCAGCGTTGTCCCCATTCTTGGGGGCATTGTCGTCGTTAATGGCGCTATTGTCGGCCGGCGTGTCGCTTGCGGCGTTTTCGCTCATTGGGCGTTTCCTATATTTTGACCGTGCGGTTATTGTAATGTTTTCAGGCAACTATTCTGGGCTTTGCAGCCTTCCTTCAGTGGCCCTTGTTTATGCATTGTAGCACAATCATTCAATTGGTCGGGTACGCCATTCCGTGAGCTCCTCTTGGTGCGTGTCTATCCACGATGAGACGAGCTCACGGTGACGCTTGCGGCCTTTTTCGGTTTTGTGTCTTACTGCGAGCGTATATGCTTTCGCTGGAACTTCGCGGGAGGTTGGGTCCCATGCGGGTACTGCGACGCATCTGCAATTGTCGTGCGCCCCGAATGATGCGGTGCCCTGTGATCGGTAGTAGCATTCGTTCATTGTGAGCATGACGCAGAAATTGCATGCTTGGGGGTTACGTGTTCGTCTTTCCCAGCCCATGGCTTCCGGGTCGGCCCATGTCATGTCTGCGATTTGTGAGCGGGCGCCATCGCTTACATATCGGATGAGTGCCCCGGTCAGATAGGATAGGGCAATGTCGGGGGTTCCGGCGTATAGTGCTCCCGCACTGAATCTGACACTGTCGTCAATTTCGCCCTGTGGTGTGAGCGACGTTTGTACCGTTGGGGCGTCGCCGGGAATGTCCTGGTCCAGGCGCATGTCGCGGTACCATTCGTCGGCGATTGCGGCGGCCGCACTGCCGTATTGGTCTACGAGGGCGGGCATGATTTCGAGCAGAAGATCGCGCGCGTCCTGTGGCCTTTGCCGTGCGGCGCGGGACCATAGTGTGTGTAGATCGTTTTGGGCGAGTGTAACGAGTGAGTCTATTGCTCGCCCGTATGCCCCGATTTCTGCGGTTGACAGCATAATAGTATTAGTTTATTGGTGTTTTGGTGCCGCCAGGCAGCTTAATGTTGCGCTTAACCCTGTTCCTTGTGTTGGGTGAGTTATTAACGCCCAGGTTATTGCCACTGCCGTTACTGTCGTTATTGGTGACATTGTCGTCACCGTTATTGTTGGCTGCGTCACCATTATCGGTATTCTCGCCATTCTCACCGTTCTCGTCCACGGTGTTCCCGTTATTCGTGGCGGCGAGAGCGCGGTCGAGTAGGGACACCGCATTCTTTTTACGGTTTTCGGCGTTGATATCTGCGAGATCGTCCTCGGTGAGTCCAGCACGCCGCATGAGAGTCTGCGACTCCTGCAGCGACGGGAAAGCACTAACCATTTTGACTGCGAAATCGGCGGCAGACGACGGCGAGGAATAGCGGGCGGGGGTCCACTTCACTGAGGTCTTCCACGACTCCTGTGGCGGCTCATCAAGCTTGTCCCGTACCATAATAATGTTCTGCAGCGTGCGTCGCAAAGGGGCCGTAAAGATACGCCACTGATACTCGGCTTCGTCCGCGAGCGCCGCCTCGGACGCCTGCATCGCCTCAGCCGAGGAGGGGTTATCCGCGAAGATTCCGATCGCGGACTGAGGAAGGTTTGTGGCAGAGCACAAATTCTGCGCCAGCTGACGGTACATTTCCAAGTGGGGACTCATGGTCATTTGTGAGAATTGTCCAACTGATGGAATGTCGCCGTTCTCGTTCGGCTCCAAAACCTGTACGCGGGCCATGATTGCGGACCACCTGTCTTGGCCGGCAAAATCTGCTCTTTCAGCGCCGAGCACGTACCGTTGTGGTGAGGAGAAGAACTCGGCGGAGGTTTCCGCACGGACCATTGTCCTCACCGCCGCGTCCGTGAGGTATCTTACTTCGCGGGTGATTCGTGAATGCCCCAAAGGGCGGTTGAGCTGTGGGTCGTAGCAGAGTGCTTCGACGAAAATGCGGTTGGGGGTGTCTCCGAGTTTTTCGGCTTTCCAGCCTCCGCCGTTTTCTCGGGCGTCGATTCGCCAAATGGCGGTGGGGGTGTGCATGATGGCGCCGGCCGGCTGCCCGTATTTGTCGGTCTGATCGATTGTGAGGGCGGCTTCGATTATGCGACGCCTAGTGTCCCAGAGCGCGGCAGACCATTCTGCGTCACGGGCCTGCACGACGACGGGCGGCTCGCCAATAGTTTCATCCCCCCGCGTCACTGTGAGCAGCGAAAAAGAGTGCTTGTACGCTGAGGTTATTGCCTGTGCGAGATCGAGATCGTAGTTATTCGCGGAGAGTATTTCGTTGGTTTCAAAGGCGTCGGGGGCGCCGTTCAGGGAGTAGCCTTCAAACACGTGCCGTCGGGAGAGCATGGTGACGACTTTCTGAGGCCACCCCAGCGCGGCTTTGGTGCGTGTCATTTGCGGCGGAATACTGATACCCAAATCCTGGAAAGCGCGGTGGCCGTCATAGTAAACGGAAAGCAGCTTGTTCTTATTCGAGTGCTGCTGCCATTTCTGCCACAGTTGCAGAAATGTTACCTTGTCGTCGTCGGGGAGCCCGGAAATGCGGGTTGGTGCCGGCGTAGCATTAACGAGTCGCCCGTCGTCAGGATAAATTTCAGTCATAGGAACAGTACTCCGCCGCCACGATCATTTCTACTATTGGCGTTTTCGATTTTATCATAAGGCTTGTAACGTGGTCTCCTTTTTGTTGTGCGTGCGGCCCACATTGCGAGCGTGCATGCTTCTAGGCCGGCTACTGTGGCGCCGGGCGGAGCTTGTAGCGCCCACCCTCCGGACGTTCCGATTGGGCGCGGTGTCGCTGACGCGGCTTCGGTTCTCAGTTGCATGTCGTCTAGGTGTGTGATTGTGTTTTCGCGTAGTGAGGCGTCTAGCATGCTGTAGGCGTCTATGATTTGCGTGATCGTGGGCGTGATGATGACTTGCGGGCGTACTCCGATGGCGCGTAGTCTTTCGATTGTGTCGCCGGCACCGTATTTTCCGTCTACGATGATTTGTGCCCATCTGTCTTTGGTGTCCGCAATATAGTCGATGATCCATTGTGTGCCTTCGCTCATGCGGCGTACGCCTTGGTGTGTGCAGAGTTCGACGTGTGTGGGCGTGTTTGCTTTGTGTCCTGCCCTGGCTAGGGCGCAGGTTGATCCGTCGGGTGTGAATCGGATTGCGGCGCACCATCGCATACCACTGGGGGTGTTTTCTGGCCGTATGGTGGCAGTGTTCCAGGCGGTGGGGTCGATTGCGAGTCTGTCGTTGGCGCGGTCCCATATTCCGAGGCCTTCGCGTCGGAATGATTCTTCTCCGAGTTGCCGGCGCATTCTTAGAATGGCGGATTCGGGTGTGCGGCGAGGGTATGATGGGTTTGCTTTTTCCCATTGTTTCCTGTCGTCGCTGTTGGCGTCGTAGTCGGCGGCCAATTCTAGATAGAGGCCGTCTTTTATTTCGCCTTGTAGTGCGAGGTTTCGGAATTCGCTGAACGCCTCGGATGGGTCTTTTGGTTTTGGTGGTGTCCCGATTTTGATGATGAGCGGGTCGGGTGCCGTGTTTGTGGCGGGGATCATGTCGTCTAGTGCGGCGGCGCCCAGGATCTGGGCTTCGTCGAAAAGGATCATGTCTACGCCGTGGAATCCGCGTCCGAATCCGCCTTCGCGGGCTCCGAAGAGGATTCGTGATCCGTTGCTGAAGAGGATGGCTTGCTGTCCGTTTGCTTGCCGTATTTTGTTTACGTAGGGGGCGATTTCGGGGATTTGTGCCATTCCTTTCATGTCGTTGAATGTTTCGTCTGCGGTGCGTGTGCGGTGTGCGGTCCAGAGTACGAAGTAGTCGGGGTGGATGGTGGCGAGTGCGAATGCGAGGCCGCCGATTGTGTATGTTTTGCCGACCTGTCTGGGGATGGATGCCTGGATTCCGTCGATGCTGGCGGCGTAGTGGCCGTCGTTTCGTTTTGCGAGGATTGCTTTGAGCCAGTCTTGCTGCCAGGTGTCGAGGGGGTATTGCATTTCTTGGAGGCGGCGTTTGACTGGCGGCCAGGCGGTGTGTGTGATGTTTTCTGGGAGGGTGAGGTGGGCGGCGATTTCGCTGAGGTGTTTTTCGCTCATTGTTTAGATGCCGTCCCGGGTTTGTGTTTCGTTTGGAATGTCGGTGGTGTGTGTTTGTGTGTTTTCGTTTTGTGTTGTGGCGAGTTGGCCTGTGATTTGTGTAAGTTGTGCGGTGAGTTTTGTGAGTGTTGTGTCACTTGTTCTGGGGTCGTTTATGACGGTGGCGGTTTCGTGTGCGAGTGCTTGGCGTATGAGTGTGGGGTTGTTTGTGTTTGTGGTGTCTGTGATGGGGGTGGGGCTGTTGGGTTTGTATGTGGTGTTTGTGGTGTTTGTGTGGGTTGTCATGTTTCCTATTATATGTGGTGGTGTGTGTCACGTCTGGCGGGGTTATCCACAGGGTTTTCCACAGGTTGGGGAGTTTTCCACATGACGACGGCCACATTGTGATTTGGGTTACTAGAGTTATCCACAGGGTTTTCCACAAGCGGGGAGGGATGGGCAGACCTTCGGGGTGTTCGCGGCTGGATGGGGGAGGGGGGGTGGCCCCCATCACATGAATTGTGTGGTGTGTGTCTCGTTTTGTTGTGTTCCCTGCTTTGTTTTGTGACGCGGGTCCTACTTTAAGGGATCCCTTGCGTCTTTGGGGCCCCCTTTTCGTTCGTTTCGTTTTGTTGCCTGCCTTTTTTGAACGCCATTGTTGTTTCGCGCCTTTGAATGTTTTTGCATTTTTGTAACATTTCTTTTGTTTTATAACGTTTTTGTGTGTTTGTGTGTTTGTGCGTTGTGTTGCCTTTGTGGCATGCGTTGGCACTATGCGTGGTGCATGGTATTGGCGTGCATGTCATGCATCATGTCATCATTGTCGTGTTCATCATCATGTTCGTTGTGTTCATCATTATGATGATCATTGATCATTATGATGTTCGTCGTTCATTGTTGGTTGATCAATCGTTGAACGTTGATTGTTGATCGTCGTTGATCGTGATCGTTCGTTGGTTGTGTGAACGTGAACAGTGTGGGGTGAGATGGTGTGGATGGTGTCCGTCTTTTGTTTGTGTGTTCGGTGGAATGGCGGTGGGTGTGGTGTGCTGGTCTACCCGACCTAGTGGTGTAATCCGTGCCTTGTCCTTCCTGGTGTGGTACTTGTCAGTGTTGCGGTCGTGTTGTGTGCTGTCTTGTTGCCGGCTGTGTGGTGTGTGGGTGGTGAGTATTTGTTTGTGCTGTTCGTGTGGTGGGGTATCTTCTGTCTGCCCCCCCCTCGTCGTGGTGGTGGGTGGGGCCGTTGTGGGTGGCGGGGTGGCGTGGTAGGTGAGGGGCGGGTGTCGTTGCATTGACCTCCCGTCTGCGTGTTGGCGTCCCCCTTGTTGTTTGTTTGGTGTCCTGTGTTGAATGGCGGTGGGGTGTGCGCCGTGGTGTCCCGTGTTCGGATTGCCCCCCCCTTTTTTTTCGTGTTGTTTTGCTTCTTCTTGTATTGTCCCGCTCTTCGTGTGTTTGTTGTCACAGCATTGTTGGTTTAGGGTGGTGTCTTTGTGGCAGGGTTGTGTCGTTGTGGAATGGCGGTGATAGTTTGTGTGTCGTTGTGGAGTGGTGGGGTGAGGGGTGTGCGGTCTCGTTGTTTGTGTTGTCTTGTCTTCTGTTCTTTCTTTCCTTTTCTTTTTGTTGGTGTTCGGGGTAGTGCGCGCGCAGCTTTGCGAGCACGCACGTTATCCCCGAACACCTTTGTGTTTTTTCTGTTGTTCTGTTTTGTTTTCTTCTTCTTTGTTTCTCTTTGTTTCTTTTTGTTTCTTTTGTGTCCTGTCTTTCTTTTTGTTGGAATGGCGGTGGGTGGTTCACCATGTGTTGGAGTGTTTGGTGGGCATGACGGCGATTGGTAGTCTGTCTCGTTCTTCCTCGTTTTTCTGGTAGTGGCGTGCTTTTCCTTTGCCGTGTTTGCCGTTGCCGCGTCTGCTGTTGCATTTGGCGCATAGCACTCTGCCGTTGTCCGGGTGGTTGGATCCGCCTAGTGATGCTGGGATTATGTGGTCTGCTTCGGCGCTGTTGTGTTTGCGTTGTCCGTTATTGTGGTATTGGAGTTTGATGCCGCATGCTGGGCAGTGTGTGATGCCTATGGCTTGTGCTCTGGCGAGTACTTGTTTTCTGAATTGTTTGTGTTCTTTTGTGCTTGTTCTGCTCATTGTTGTTCTCTTTTCTTTTTTTGTTTGTGTTAGGTGGTGGCGCGTCGCAGCGTTAGCGAGACGAGCGCCTCCACCGTCTAACACTATTCTATGTTTCTGTTCTTTTTTTTGTTTCTCTTTTTTTGTTTTTCTTTTTTGTTTTCTTTTCTTGTTTTGGTGTGGCGTGTGTTGTGTAGTGCGCGCGCAGCTTTTGCGAGCACGCACGTGACACGACACGCGCCTTGTTGTTTTCGGGTTTGTTTGCTTGGGTGGTGTGTGTGTTTTGTTCTATCGCAATGCAGTGTTTGTTGTTTACGCCACACGTTGTTCGTTGTTAACGTTCACAGCATTCCTCTTTGAACACTGTGTGCCCTTAATTACATCATAACATGTGTTACCTAAATAGACACTGTCCAACACAGCTAGACACTGTCTAATTCTAGTACTCTTTTAAGAGTATAGGTTGGGCCCAACACGGTGGCGAGCTCTTCGAAAACACCCCGCGGCGCTGACGCTCGCTTGCGTCGCTAGGGCTCCTCAGCGGCTGCGCCGCAGATCGTCTTCGACGATTCGTCTACTCGAGTGTAGCATACGGGACCAAAGTCACCACAACAAACACTGCCAACAAAACAACTGCAACAGGGAGTAAACGTTGCAATCACGTGAAAACATATCGCCACAACTCTTGTTGTAGGCCGGAAAGTGTGACGACACGCACCAACATTGTAATAACACAAACGGGTGTTTTTGCCCTAGAAAGCATGTTGCTAGCAAACAACCCACATGCACGGAAAGTAAACGGAAGGCGAACAAAGTAAACAGAAGGTTAACGGAAACTGTGAGAGATTAGCTCTAGGTGACCGATACCACTCACCCCTATCACACACCGCCTTTCTACAGCAGACGCACTGAGGCCCCACCTCCTCGTCGAAGGTGGGGCCTCGTCGTCCTCAGGACAGTCAGGTCAGTAGGACCAGGTCAAACGGTACAGTAGGGCGCACGAGTCGGTGTCCATCCCCTCGTCAGGGACCTCCAACGGCTCAATAGAGCTGACGCCACAGTCGTTGGACACCTTGTAAAGATTCCAGGGCTCGCCAGTACGGGGGGCACGAATCCGGTAGACGGCGCCGAACTCGACAGTCTCGAGGGTCTGGTCCTCGGTGCGGTAGATGGTGGTGCTCATTTTCTTTTTCCTTCCTGGTCGGTTGGGCTGCCCTGTTGGTATGAGAGTGCCCCCGGGGCCTTGGCTAGCACAAGACTCCGGGGGAGTGTTCTCTGACACATTGTGAGGGTGGGGGTGTGCGACTCAGTCGGCCAGCTCAGCTTTGGCGCGGTCGATCAGGCGCCGTAGCGTGACGTCGATCCGGCTTGCCGCTGAGACACAAGTCACACATGTTGGGTTGACGGCACCCCCCCCGCTCTTCTATAGTAGGCACACCGTCGAAGTTTGGTGCACAAAGAAAGAGAGGATGCACACAAATGGGTAACATAACATATGAGGGAATGCTCATTCGACGCATTGACTTGCATAGAGAAGCGAAGCTGTCAGACGGTCGCGGCACGCGCCTTGCAATTGTGATCGAGCACATGGACGGCACGGACTACACATTGCACGTCGCCGACAAAGGGGAAACGCCCGAATATATGACGGCACTACTCTCCGCCGTCACACGCGGCGCCAACATGATGATTCACGCTCTCGACGCTCTTCGTGCCATCGGATACGTGGACGTGCGCCCCATCGCACTATCGGGCAGGCATATAATTTTCGGCTTGGATCGTATCGCGCTTGAGCTCGAAATTCTTGAAAACAGTAACGGCGAGATCGATTGCGACATTAGCGTCACCGGCGAGGATCAGGAGAATATTGAGGCGATTGAGCGCGTACTGGAGAAGAAAGGCGTTGACCTCATATGAGACGGTGCAACAGAGGTTAACAATGACATACCAATCTTCGAGGCTCTGAGAGGTTCCTGCATTTGGACTGGCATTGCGTCCTCCGTTTCGTGATCGCACGGGCGGAGGACGCGACCATATGTAGTCCACCACCATTCGTCTTTCATGGTGTTCTGGGTGGTGGGCTGACGATGTTGTAGACCAGCACCTCGAAGTTGTGGCGGACGTCTCACCCTGGGGGGGTGGACAGCCGGGCATCGAACACCTAGAGTTAAGGCCATCGGGAGCAAGACAGCAGCTCCGCACCGCAACCAAGACCATCACAGGGGAAGAGAAGACACCATGACCATGAAGCATGCGGCACCACGTAACACCAACGTTGCGACCCGCCGCCCTTTGAAGCGGAACAGCGAAATCATTCTGGCCGCCGTAATCTACCTGACCGCGTCGTGCTTCGCTGTGATCGGGACGCTCGGTGTCATGGCGGCTATTTGGGTTCTGTGGGGGACGCTGGGAGTACGGTAACCCCCCCCCAATTCAGATAACACAACACTAGGAAAGAGGAGAGTCGCACCGTGTTTTACGATGCGCATTTCATTATCGACGTCACGAATTGGTCGCGGGGTATTCGGTTGGACGGCACAATGCAGATAATGGACATGGAGGACATTCTCTTGTCCGATCGTCTCGTACCTGTCTACATGCCCGAATTTCCGGGCGACCATCGTTCCTCCAATGAGGCACTGGCTTCTATGGTGGGGATGGCGAAGGTTTATGATCGCATTCTTACCCTGGCTGATAAGCACGGCCTCCATGTTGACGAGAATGAGTTTTCGACTCTGATAGTGTCGTCTGGCGGGGCGACGATTGGCACCATGATGGTTGCTATGAGGCGAAGCGGTGCCGAGCTGGACGTTGCCCCGTTCGCTGGGGAGGACGAGTCGAAGAAACCTATTTGGGATCACTTTGTGGATGATCTCACTAATGATTCTGTTATTGAGTGTTCCAGAACTCCCGTTGGTGGCGTTATTGGGGCAAGGTTGGGGAAGCCGCTCACACATTCAGTGCGATTCCACGTTTACACGAAGCCAATTGGTGAAATGACGTTCGTTTCTGGTGAGGTCGCGTTGACCGAGGACACTATTGAAACTCTTCACTGGGGGACCAATGTTGGTGTGACCCGCACTGAGAACATTGCGGATAGTGTGCGGGAAATGTTCGGCCGTCTTGTTGTGGGCGCCTCGGTTATGGATATTCTCGCTTCGGAGGCGGACGCTTGTGGTATCGCTCTTGCGATGGCGGGGGATTCTGTTATTGTCGCCTATTTCAATGGTGAAATTATTGGGCAGATTGCCGTGGGCGCGAGCAGGGATGGTGTCAGGCTTGTCCCTGGCGCGTTGGATTCCCCTGACCGGTCGGTCGCCGCCAATAAGGCGTGGGGTTGGTTTTATGCCCTAATTCGGCAGATTCTTAGCAGTGTGATCGTCTGACCCACCGCAATTCCAGAAAGAGGAGAAGAGAACAATGCTCTGGTTTGAATATGGTGGCCCCAACATTGAAGGGGTAACTGGCCGAGACGTTGAAATGGCATTCATTCGAGAGAGTATGCCGCCTGCCCTATCCTACTATCATGATAATGATGGTTTCACTGTCATTATTTGGGATGTTGGGGCCGGCACTGTTGAGGCGTATGTGTTTGACGACGGTAGGCCGACGGCGTGGTATTTCGATGCGAAGAAAGCAACGGAGGACGCTTGGTGGAGGGAGATTTCTACCGTGGGCGAGAACACGGCTGTTGCGGCCGCGTGGATTCGCAAGCACATTAAGTTACAGGAGATGAAGGAAGAGTGTGCACGTTTGGCGTACGATTTCATTCTTTGTTTGAAAGAAATGCGGGGCAATAAAAAGGATTCGCCAGGGTGGGAGTATGCCCGGTCTGATGCCAGGGACACGCTGGTTGATCTGTGTGATCTAGCGGGCGTGCCTGCGGAGGAGGTGATCGGTTCTGACATTTAACCCTACGCCTTTCAACAGCAAACGGTAGTATCCATCACAATATTCAGGAAGAGAGAAGTATTATGGCCTCAGTTTTCGGAACGGTTGTCACTCAGGCGGTCCGCGAGTGGAATGACGACGGGGGCCGCCACGAGTTCAATGTGCGTGTGCCCGCCCGCAAGATTTACGATGGCGGCATCATCGCTATCGGCAGTACTTGCCGTATCGTGGTCGCCGGTAACACGGTTAGGGCGAGATCTGTTAAGCGAAAGAGCGCCGTGATTTCTCCGGAGAGCGTTGGTGAGTTTGTCCGTCGCGCTTTGATTGTTGCGGCGAACCGTAGTAAGGCGGCCGGCGATGAGTGACTCCAGCATCGATAAGGCTGTGTTCGCCTTTCTCGCTAGCTGTGTCGGCGATTTTGCCCCGTGGCCCCAGTGCTCGATCATCGCTTTGCATGGCAATAATGAGGGCGGCCGTCTTTTCGGGGTTCTGTTCAAGGCGACGGCCAGGAACCCTGACGATAGGACTGTCTTCAGGATTGTTATCACGAAAGACGAGGAATGGCGGGTTCGTGTCGTTCAGCTGTCGAATCATGTCCTCTTGGATGAGCGCGACGCTGACCGGGGCGCCATCGTCAGTGCTGTGAATCGCTTCGCGGAGCTGGCCGGCATGATTGACGGCGAGAAGTCATGATTGACGGCGAGCTACACCCCATTGTGACCGAATTCATCACAGGTATGCTCAATGACCCGCATTGTCAGTCCATTCTGTTAGACGTTAGAGAGGATGCCAGGGTGGGCAGTGATCTGCCTGTCCTCTACTTGGATGTCGTCGGGAAACAATATGGGGGCACTCTCTCTATCGTGGGAGAGGAGTATTCGGTAAGCATTCGAAATCGCGACACGAACAAAACAATGACAACGATAGAGGGAGGGAAAGGGGCATGGGGGCTTCAGGGGCTTCGGGGGCTGCTCGGCGAAATCAAGACAAGACTGTGGGAGGACAAATGATCAAGCTATTCGACTGGGAATTCCTGAAGCATGTTACTGAGACGTGCAAGAATTACGCCAGCAAGGGCGGGAATGATTCGCTCGGCCTGGAAGTAAGCGCTTGGAATGGCAGCATCCACATTGGTGTTGCATCGCCCGGTCACCGGTTTGTTTTCGAGGCGGATACTGTTCGCGGCTACAAGGCGACGATTTTCGAGCAGACGGACCGTTATTGGGGCCCCGTGTTCGACGTCGGTTACACTTTCGACGGCGACGAGATTCTTGGCACTTTCAATGGTTTTCTTGCCCGTGTGGAGGTGGAGAATAATTGAGTGTCGAGAGGGTTGCGGATTACGAGTTCGCGTTCCCGGGTGGGGGTGTGCACTATGATTGGTTCGTTGATAGGGTTATTGACTATTTGCAGTCTAAGTCTCCGGAGACGCCGCCTCGTTTCTTGTGGACGACTTTCCTGACGATGGTGTCCGCCCCGCTGTCTGCGAGGACTCATTTGTCTGCGAACGCGCAGGGTATGGTGCCGTTGATTTTGTATTCGCATTGCCTGGGGGCGTCTACTTTGTCGAGGAAGACTACTGCCCAGTCTTTGGTGCGTAGTTTTTTCGACGACTGTGTGGGCGCGTTTAGGTGGGATTCGTCTCAGTCTTTGGTGGCCGTGCGGGAGTATGATTCAGCGCTCCGCATGCTGCGTCGTCGCCTGGAGTCTCTGGACAAGAAGGGCGGGCGTATTGATATTGAAGAGTACCGGACAGAGCGAGATGATATCAGTGATCGCATTGCCGAGTTTGAGGCTGATCGTAAAGATTTTCTGAATACTATTGCTAATAGCCCGTGCGAGCGGTCTCTTATGGCGAATGTTTTGTTTGGGTCGAATGTGACGGCTGAGGGTTTGAATCTTCGGATGGCGCAGCGGCCTGGCGGGGCGTCTATCATGTTTGTGGACGAACTGCAGAATATGTACTCCGCATCACAGGGTGAGGGTTATCGTAGCGGGCTCATTGGATTCTTGACCGACGTCTACTCGGGTAGGACTGTCGAGTCTGTGCGTGTTGGCGATGATGGTGTGAGGCGTGCGGACAGTGAAAGAGTTCCTCATTCTCTCGCTTTTTGTGGTACCGGGATTCTCGGCGACGTAGTCGATAATATGTCGCAATCCTTGTTCGAGACGGGGTGGGGTCCGCGCATCATTTTCGCTTTGGACGAGGAGGACCATCAGTCCGACCCGTCGTCTTTCGGATGGGTCACCAATAATGACCAGAGCGCGCATGGTGGCGATGGTTTTGTTGAGCATGCTTCTGAGCGCATTTCGACAATGTTGGGGATGATGCAGCACGAATTCCGTGGTACTGTCACTTGTGCCACTGAGTTTTGGCCTGTCAATACGCCAATGACTATGACTGTGACTGAGTCCGCGCGGAATGTTTGGGTTGAAACGATGCGGGCCTGGGGTAGGGAGGCGGCCCGCGAGTCGCCTTTCCAGCGGGCAGTGCAGGCGGTCGTTGACCGCATGGGGAATCATATTATGCGTGTGGCCGCTATTTTGTCTCTTTTCGAGCAGCAGATGAGCGTATCATCGTCCGCTGTGAGAAAAGCGTTTAGCCTGGCCGCCGATTTCTGGCTGCCTGACGCGTTGAAAATGGTTGATTATGTTTTCGTTCCGGATTTGACGCGTATGGTGGATGATTTCAGTAGTAATCCGCCGACCGAGACTCGTCTTTATCAGGTTTTGGAGGCGAAGAATTTGTCGCCGCGGAGCGTGGAGGAGTATCGGCAGTATATTCTTCGTCGAGGCGTGAAATTCCGTACTGAAGGTGCTATTGTGGATAATGATCTCGTGGAGGCGATTCTGCGGGATCAGGTAGCGGAACCGTCGTACAGTGAGTGATGTTTTCGGAGTGCGTTTCCCTGTGATGGTAGCGGGCAATGTTCGCTCCGTCACGGGGTGGCGTGCTACTAATGTAAACCTTGGTGATTTTGCTGCCCTGTGTGAGGTGCCCTCGAAATGTGAGAAAAATGATGCTCCCGCTTTTTTTGCGGGCATTCTTTCGGGGGGTAGGCGGCAGAAGAGAAATTTTGTGTCCCGGTCGGCGATTGTTTTGGATGCGGATCATGGGTCGCGGAAAGATTTTGTTGGGGATCGTATGCGGGCGGCGAATCTTGCCGGTATTGTGTGGGAGACGGCGTCGTCGTCTTTCCCGTCCCCGCGTTTCCGTGTTGTCCTGCCGTGCACTCGCAGCATGACCGCGGGAGAAAGTGAGGCGATCGCTAGGACGTGCTTCAGTGTGTTGGGGCCTGTGTCTCAGTGGGATGGGTCGTGTGCTGAGGCGTCCCGAGCTTTTTTCTTGCCGTCGCATCGTCTTGGTTTGAGGGTGCGTCATTGGCTCGTTGACGGTGCCCGCTTGAATGTTGATAGGTGGATAGAGAATATCGGGTATGAGGAGAAGAGTGGTGATGTTTCTTTGTCTTTTGTGCCTGATGGTGGTTATGGTGGTGTGATTGGGGAATTCAATTCAAAGTACGGGTTTAATGATCTCGTCGGTTTGTTTGGTTGGCCTTACGAGTCGGTGGGGCGGCGATGGCGGTATACGCGTGGCGGGGACACGGCTCCGGGGGTGACGATGTTGGACAGTGGTCTGGTCTTCTCACATCATGCGGATGATCCGCTCGCGGACGGGCGGGGGCACACAGTTTTCGATTGCATGAGGGTATTGGAGTGCGGCGGTGACGTGGGTATGGCGGTGGGTGAGGCGTTGTCTCTCCTCCAATTGGAGATGTGAGCGGAGTCACCCCTAGTTGGGTTGACGAGGGCGTGCACGGTCTGCCTATGCTAGAGCCGTCACCGAGAGACGGTGGCGCTGACACGAAGAGAAGAGAGAAGAGATTATGGACACCATCGCTCGTCGCAGCACTCGGGACGACGTCATCATGTTCGACATCATCCCCACACTTGACCAGATGGACGACTACGACGTTGCCGCGATCGCCGATGATGTGATCGGACAGTACTTCTCCTCCACTGGCACCCCCTACTATGTGGTGGACGTTGACGAGGATGCTTACTGGGACGCTGTGGAGCGTCACGCCATCGCCCACTGACCGCACGCGACGAACCCCGCCCTGTTGACGATGACGGGCGGGGTTCGTTGTGTAGAAAGGAAAAACAAGGATGATATGCCTCTTGTTCATGCTCACGATTTGCCTGCCAGTGATTGTTAGGACGAATTTCGATGATTGACATTCGCCCCACTGGGGCGCAGGAAAGAGAAATCAACCGCACCGTCGCCGCGATTCGAGACGGTGGCGGCGGCTTGCTGGCGTGGGAGCCCGGCTGCGGTAAAACATACGGCGCAATCTGGGGTACGCAAAAACTTAACGCGGCCAGGCGGGTCATTGTTGTGTGCCCGAAACGCGTCATCCCGTCATGGCAGGCCAGCATCAAGGCCGTCGACGGCCGGGAGGCGAAGGTACTGTCTCGTGCCACCAAGGCGGGGCGCGCCAATATTGAGGGCATGCTGAACGGCGAGGATGGTTGGTGGGTCATTAATTTTGAGCTATTGGTTTCCCTGGGAAAGGCGGTAGAGGCGGGGAAGTGGCCGAATGTTTCTTTCTCAAGGAAGTCGTTCGATATGGTGGTCGTGGACGAGGTTCACCGTATCGCGAATCACCGCACTCAGTCTTTCCGGGCCGTAAAAGCATTGAGGTCAAGGTATCGTCTTGGCTTGTCGGGGACGCCTGCCGGCAATAAACCAGTCAATATTTACGGGGTACTCAAATTCTTGAACCCGGATAGTGTTGATCGTAGTTTCTACCGGTTTGCGGATGAGTTTTTTGTTTCTGAGTTTAATCCTTTTGCGGCGTCTCGGTATGCCAGGATTTATGGTGGTGAGAAGGATCCTGGTGCTCTCCGCGATTCCGTGGGAGACAATTGGTCTGCAATGCGGGGGAGTGAGGTTTTCGGCGATCTTCCCCCTGTGAATGTTCAACGCGTCGTCTGTGGGATGAAACGCGAACAGAGGCGAATGTACCGGGAGTTTGTGGATCATCGTTTGGCGGTTATGGATGGTGGGGCCAGCATTGCCTCGTCCGCCGCCGTTCTCGACGGGCGTCTCAGGCAAATTACTCTCGGGCCGCTGAGAATCGTGGGCGATAGTGTTGAGTTCGAGGAGCGAGGATCTTCGAAGATTGACGCCACCCTTGATATTCTGTCGGATTTGCCGTCGGATGAAAGAGTTATTCTGTGGTGTCACTCGCGTAAATTCATGGCGCCGTTGCGGAAGCGACTGGCTGATGCCGGCTATCAGAGCGTTGAGCTGTCTAGCGACTATCATGACGGGTGGCGACAGTTTTTGGAGCCCGATGGGCCGCGGATTCTTTGTGCTGTCATTGCGGCCGCCGCTGAAGGGATTGACGGTCTGCAGAAGGTTTGCAATATTGAGGTTTGGTTGAGCGAGGATGATAGTGTGATTTTGAATTTGCAGGCATCTGCTCGTTTAAATCGCAAGGGGCAAACAAAACGAGTGAATCGTTTTCTTTTGCAATGTGAGAATACTGTTGACGTGACGGCCGTGGAGCCTCGGTTGGCGGCGGGGTATGAGCGTCTGCGCGAGAGTGGCCTCATATGAGATGTGATGGACACCACGCCCATGGGGGTTGTGTACACCACCATCACACGAATACAGTAGGTGCCATGAAGGCAGAAACACATGGCGGCTCGCACATTTGCCTAGTACGACGCCGCATGACAGGCACTATCAGAAACATTCTCGTATCTGATGACGGTGAGTTGGTGGGCAGGAATTTCCTGATCGTCGCCCCGGTGAATGATGGACACTCGGACATTAGTGTCATCCATGTCACGGAGGACAATGTTGGCATTGTGCGCGGCATAGCCACCAATAACAGCCTCGACATTTATGAGCTCATCGCGACGGAGGAGTGAAAAATATTATGCGCATCACACAGGGCACCACTGTTGACGAGATCGCCGGCCGCACCATTCTTCTGAAATGGCCGACGCA